ATAGTACTGCATCATTTTCTGGAGCAATATCAGCTTCTAATCTATCAGGTACAAATACAGGTGATGCTACATCAGTTTATGCTTATTATGGTAATAATATAAATCCAACTACACAAGGTGGTGACTGGATTACAATGACCACTCAAGCTGGAGTTAATGGTAGTAACTGGGCACATGTATTAAATATGGCTTGGACCAGTACTGATCAGAGTAACTGGGTTTCTGAAATAGCAGTGGATTCACAAAGTGGAACTGGTCTTTATTTTAGAACTGTTGCTGGAGCTGCTACAAACATTAATAGTATAGCATGGAAGAAAGTTTTAGATAGTACTGGTGGAACTGTAACTGGTAATAATAAAATTAATTTTGGACCAAACTCAACGTGGGGAGCTTATTTACAAATAGGTGGTAATGGTATTGATGGTTCAAATGCTCAAATAGCAGCAACTAATGGTAACATACACATAGAATCTTTAGGCAGTGGTTATGGTATTTATTTAAACTATTATAGAAATGGTCCAGTGTATATTTATGGAGCAGCTACATTCTCAAGTAGTGTAACGGCAGTATCTGGAATATATGTACAAGCAGCTAATAATAGTGATTTACCTTTTATAAACTTTTCTAATAATGGAGTTGTTTATAATTGGGGTAGAATTGGAGCATTACTTCAAGGAGATGGAGATGGTTCATTATATTTCCAAACAAAATTAGGTGGTTCATTAGGTACAAGACTTACCATATCCTCCACAGGAGCAGCTACATTTGCGAGTACTGTGTACGCAGGAGGAGATGTAGTGGCATATTATTCATCAGACAAATATTTAAAAGATAACTTAACAAAAATACAATCACCTCTTGATAAATTATCGCAAATAAATGGATACATGTTTAATTGGAACAATAAACAAGATACATACGAAATAGGTAAAGAAGATTTAGGGGTAGTGGCACAAGAAGTTGAAGCTATACTTCCACAAATTGTAATAACAAGAGACAATGGATATAAAGCTGTTAAGTACGAAAAATTAGTACCGTTATTAATTGAAGCAATCAAAGAACAACAAAAACAAATAGACGAATTAAAATCTCAAGTAAACAAATAAAAATATGAAACAAATTCAACCAGTACAAATGTGGTCAAATGGCCAAACAGTTCAAGCAGACGCTTTAAATGCATATGTGATCAATGACAATTTAAATAGTCAAGCATCATTTTGGTATGGAATTGGATAGCTCAACAATTGAATCTAACAATTATTGGAGATTATCCTTTACCGACAACAACAACAAGTACAACAACAAGTACTACAACTTTAGGATAAAAATAAATACCAATGTCATTACCAAGTAGTGGACAAATAGCAATGAGTAATTTGATTTCAAATTCTGATAGTCCTAGCAGCAATGTTAGTCTTAAGAATATGACAATTTACACTTATAATGCGGCAGGAGTTAGTCAATCCACTCCCTATGCATTAAGTCATTTCTACGGATTAAACTTTCAACCTATAAGTAGTAACTTATTCTGCTATCTTGATTTTGGTAGAGGATCATACGGTGGATCTGGAACCACGTTAACAGATTTAGCTGCTAATATAAGTCCCACTGTGGTGGGTTCTCCTAGCTTTACAGCTGGTAGTAATGGATACTTTACATTCAACGGAAGTTCATCTACCTATATAGAAACTAGCCAAACGGTTACTGGATTTGCGTCGAGTGGTTTTACTTTGATAGCGATAGCATCCACACCAGCCTATACAAATAGAAGCGTACTTTGGGATAAAAGTGCACCTGCTAATCCTCCTGGTTTTACTAGTGAAATAGGTACCATTGGTTCTCCTTATGATACAAATGGTACAAGATTTTGGATATCTGATAATACTAACAACCTTGAATCAGATTCAAATAACACTGTTACTTTAAATAATCAAATTTATATGTTTTCTTATGTTTGGAATAACAGTACAAAAACAGCCACAACTTATATAAATACTACATCAGTAGCATCCACTACAAATAGCTCAATGGGAAATTTCTCATCCAATACAGCTCACACTTTAAGATATGGTATGTCACCTTACGGAGCAGTTTCATACACTAATCTTTATATAGGAATGGTGTATAGTGCTCCTTTAACCTCAACTCAAATCACCCAAAACTACGACGCATTTGCAATTAGATTTGGATTAACACCAGTATAATATGAAAAAACTATTATTAATTTTAATGTTATTAATTAGCTTACATTCATTTTCTCAAGACACAACAGGCAGAGAGAAAGCCAGATGGGATTGGCAAACGAATCCAAATAATTTTGGAAAGCCAGTACCGACTTGGGATGATAATGGCAACATAGTAACCTTTGCAGGTATACTAACTATTTTATTTATAGCCTATTATAAAAAACAAATTGTATTTAAAAGAAATTTGGTAGTTTAATTTAAAACACGCATATTTATATATACAATAACAAACTAAAACAATAAAACTATGTCACTTTTAGGTTCAACAAGTAATCAATTTTCAATTGCTGATAAGCAAGTGTTAACTAAAACTGCCAATACGTTATACGTAGACGCTAACAATCAAGTATTCCAAGACATCGTAAACATTAACGCTAGATTGAGCTACATTCCTTCCGGTTCTGTACCTCCAATGCCTTATGGAGACGTATTTTACGATAATTTCAATGTTACTGGTTCAACGTTACCCGGATCAGGTTCATTAGCTGATAAAGTGGTTGCTTATGTTTGTTCGGAGTGGAGTGTAACGCTTCAATAAAAATATTTTACACTATAATAAAACAAAATAAAAAATGGAAAAAGTTACATTAAAATTGCATGAATTTTATGCTTTAGAAGCAGAGTTAAACGGGGTTTCAAATACTCAAACAGGTGAAGTACTATTAAAAGGTCTTTTACAAGAAAAATTAAAATTAGTTACTAAGTACTGGATAAACGATTTAGTAAAAAAAGTAGCAGAGGTAAAACAGGATTGCGAAAAATTGAAAGAGGACATTTTAAAAAAGTATGGTACCCAAGATGACCAAGGTAACTATACTATCCAAATGTACATAAACCCTGTTAAAAACGAGGCAGGCCAAATTATTTCAGGAGATCCAAACCCAGTCTTTCTTGAGTTTCAAAACGAATTTAACGCTTTGTTACAAGAAACTAGAGAGTTAGAATACAAAGCATTCTCTATTGACATTTTGGAAAAAATAGAATCAGACGCTAACTATCCGATTTTCTTTAGCTTATTAAAAACAGAAGCGTAATAAATTTTTATAGACAAGAATTGTATATTTATATACATAAGCAAACAAAATACATCTTATGACATTTATCATTATCATCCTTATCATTGCTATTTTTGTTACTTTAGCAATAAAGAACAAAGCTCACATTCAATCCATCGAACATAATTTAGAAGAGGGAATTAAATCAACTGTTGAAAAAGCAACACAAGTAGTTGAAACGGCTACAAAAGAAGTGGAAGAAGTTGTAGCTAAAGCAGAAGAAATTGCAGCAGAAGATACTAAAGAATTATTGGCTGAAGTTAAAAAAACTACAAAAAAAGTAAAAGAAGAAGTGGCTAACGTAGAAACAAAAGTTAAAAAAGCAACAGGAAAAAAATAAAAATAAAAAACAGTCTATGCCAGAAGTAAAAAAAATCACAGAGGACGAATTAGCAAAATTGAATCTCTTAAAACAGGACGCCTTTGAAGTGGCCTCAGCATTAGGAGAATTAAACTATCAAAAAACAGTTTTAGAGCTTCAAATTCAAGATCTAACTAATAAGATTAAGGATATTAGATCAAGGGAGTTTAGTTTCTTTCAGGACTTAAGGGACACTTACGGAACAGTTTCCATAAATATTAATACCGGGGAATTTCAATAGTGTTTTGATCAATAGGTCTATATTTATTAGTAGCTAAAAAATAACATAAATGGCCGAAACACTCATTAGTCCAGGCGTTTTCTTAAACGAGAACGATCAAAGTCAGATAACAGCAGGACCAATAGCCGCAGGAGCAGCTATCGTTGGTCCAACAGTATTAGGACCGGTAAACAATCCAACTCTAGTAACTTCGTATTCACAATACAAACAAATATTTGGTTCTACCTTCGTTTCAGGAGGCGTTACTTTAGAATACTTAACCAGCGTTGCTGTGTTAAACTATTTTAATCAGGGTGGTAGTTCTTTATTGGTAACAAGGGTAGCATCAGGTTCTTACACAGTTGCAACTGCTAGTATTGCCGCTTTAAACGGTACACAAGCTTTCCAATTGAATACTCTTTCTGTTGGTACAATAATGAACAACGCTATTACAGGATCCCAAACAATAGGATTAAATGGAGCGATACCTTCGGGTTCTTCTGTTAACGTTAGATGGGAAGTTGTTGGATATAACAGCGGGTCTGGCACATTTACACTGAACATCAGAAGGGGCGACGATTACGAAAATAGTAAGACAGTTTTAGAAAGCTGGTCTAATTTATCTTTGGATCCTAACCAAGGAAATTTCATTTCTTATGTAATCGGTGATCAATATCAAACTTTAGCCGCTGATCCTAGTACAGGAACTTACTACCTACAAAACACTGGTAGCTACACAAACAAGTCTAAGTACGTTTACGTAGCTTCTGTTAACACGACTCCAAATTATTTCAGTCAAACTGGAATTCCTCAAAATCAATTTACGGCTTCATTGCCTCAATCAGGATCTGGATCTTACAACGGTGGATTCGGTGGTGCAACTGGTCCTTTCTGGGGATCTTACGGATTGGCTCCATTGAACATGTTCGAGAGCATTCCAACAGTTACATCTGCTTACGTAACTCCTACAACTAACATTCAAGGTGTATACGGACCAGATTACGATACGGCAATCAGTTTATTGGGCAACCAAGACACTTACGATTTTAACGTAATATACGCTCCAGGAATCACTAATCAAAATGCTCCTTCAGAAATTAATAGTCTGTTACAATTATCAAGCACAAGAGGCGATAACATTTCAGTGATAGATTTAGTTGGATACAATCAACAATTATCCACTGTAACCAGTGCAGCTACAAGCTTTGATAATTCATACGGAGCTACTTATTGGCCGTGGATTCAAATTAGATCTTCTGAAACAGGAAGAATGAATTTCGTTCCACCTTCAGTATTAGTTCCAGCTGTATACGAATACAACGATAAAATTGCGGCAGAATGGTGGGCACCTGCAGGTTTAAACAGAGGAGGTTTATCTACCGCTTTACAACCTGAAAGAAGATTGTCTATCACAGATAGAAATAATCTATACGCAGCGAAAGTTAACCCAATCGCAACATTCACCGGAGTTGGTACAGTTATCTACGGTCAAAAAACTTTACAGGCCAAAGCTTCAGCGTTGGATAGAGTAAACGTTAGAAGATTGTTGATCTCATTGAAAAGATACATCAGACAAGTTGGTCAGACTTTAGTATTCGAACCTAATACGCAAGTTACTTGGAACAAATTCTTGAATCAAGTTAACCCTTACTTAGAATCAGTACAACAAAGACAAGGATTGTATGCATTCCAAGTAATTATGGACAGCACAAACAATACACCTGACCAAATAGACAGAAACATTTTAGTGGGTAGCATCTACTTACAACCGACAAGAGTTGCTGAATTCATTCAATTGGATTTCAACATATTACCAACCGGTGCAACATTCGCTCAATAATTAAAAATATAATAAACAACTATAATGAAAAATAGTACATTAGTTAGAATCAAAGTTCCTAAAGCTTTATACGAATCAGCACTTAGAAAGGCTTTATTGGAAGCTGGTGATAAAGAACCTAAAGGCGGTCATTCCGGCAAAAAATACGCTAAAGAAGACGACTATAGCAAACCAGCAAAGAAAGTAAATCCTGCAGGAAAACACTCCGACAAAGAGCCTAAAAAAGGCGGCGGAACTCACAAAGGTAAGGCTTTCGTTAAAGATGATGCGTACACTGAAAAAGTAAGCGTTAAGAAATCTTTGGGAGAAACTAAGAAAAAAATCAAAGAAGAATTATCTTCTACTGAAACAGCGGCTCAATCAAAGCAATTAGAGCCAACTTTCCGTCCGGAAAAATTGTCTCAAGCTTTAGGAGAGAAAAAAGGTAAGATAGAAGAAATCAATATAGATTGGGCAGTAGCAGGACCTGCATTGGCTTTCATGGCACCAATATTGGGCGTAAGCAAAATATTGTTAAAGGGTGCTTTAAAGAAAATGAAAGAGCAAGGTTTATCAGGAATCGATGGTTTTATCAAGGCTTTCAAAGAAACTAAAGCTGAAGGTGGTGAAGGATTCGGTGCTTCTAAAGAAAAGTTGGGAGAAAGCAAAAAGAAAAAGCACGACGACACTGCAGAAGACACAAAATTGATCAAGAAATTAGTTAAACCGTCTGCTTTAAAAGGTAAGAAATAATTAGATCACAGATATTTATATAAAATAAGAACAAATGCCAATTTTAGATCCATCGGAAATAATGTTTACGAGCTTCGAACCAATGGTTCAGAATCGCTTCGTATTCTTTGTAGACGGTGTTCCTTCGTACATGATCAAAAAAGCTGATGCTCCAGGCGTTACTTTAAACGAGATCAAAGTAGAACACATCAACGTTTACCGCAAGTTAAAAGGTAAAGCAGAGTGGAAGGACATCTCTTTAGAACTGTACAGCCCCATATCCCCTTCGGCCCAACAAGCTGTGATGGAATGGGTGAGATTGCACCACGAATCAGTAACTGGTCGTGATGGCTATTCTGACTTCTATAAGAAAGACTGTAGCTTATCAATTTTGGGTCCAGTT